CCGAATAGTGTGTATAATTACGTACGTCAGGCCAAGTGAGCCTGACACTCGCCGACTGAGAGAGTCGGAGGTTGCCCCCGCCAAGGGCAAGGAGAAAACGATGACCGCTTACCACGCTATCCGAGTTGACGCCGAGAATAACGCCGACTCTTTTTGGGCTGGTCTCCGCGAGAGACTGCCGCACGTTGCCAAATCGCTTGAGCGCAACGACTGCGCGATCGTCGGCGAAGAAATCTACGGGCAGCTCGCCGACCTCGGGGCATTCGACGGCGATCCGTCTCCGCTGGTCGACTGCGGAGCAGATGGCGACATGTTTGCCGACGTCGCTGCCAGCCGCCACGAAGTGATCGAAGCCTAGTCGCCTTCCCCGCTCCCGTCCGTGCTCGGCAGCCGGTCGACGTAAGTCGTAGACGCCGCAAGGCGACGGGAGCGGGCCTCTATTAGCAGGATCGACCGCATGGCTTGGCCGCGAGTTGACTATTCCGGGCAGACAATTGGACCACTGACGATTTCCTCCGAATCCAGGATCGTGCACCGAGACAAGTCGCAAAGGCGCGAAGTGCTTTGTACTTGTAAATGTGGTAGCACTTTCTGGGTCTCGACAAGTAACCTCAGTAATTACAGGCACTACAAGGGGTGCCGAGGTTGCCTTTCCCGCACGGCAACGCGGCATGGGCACTACACGAAAAACAAGAAAACCAAAACCTACAGCACCTGGGCGAGCCATAAGGCCAGGGGAATTCTCGCTGCTGCGTGGCACGACTTCCCAACCTTCCTCGCAGCAATTGGCGACCTGACGCACCGTCGCACTGTCGTCAGGGCTCGCAAGTCCGAGCCACTTGGCCCCGGCAACTTCGTTGTTGTGCACTACAAATCGACCGCAGTTCAAGCTGATATCTCTCGGTTTTTCCGCACGCTTGGCGCTCTCCGCAAACCAGCGACAGTCAAGGAGATTCAATCGCTCAGTGGTCTTTCGGAGAAAACCGTTCGGCGCGATCTGGCGCAATTGAAGCAGCTCGGCTTCGACGTGCGGTTTCGCGAAGGGGAATTCAACCGTCGCGCATTTCGCGTTGTTGGACTATGGAAAACACTCAAGCGACTTATCGGAGACTGACCGTGACTCACGACCTCCCGCAAACACTCGTCGAGGCCGTCCGCTACTTCGCTGATCCTGCTGTATGTGCCGCGTACATGCGCACCATCAAGTGGCCTGACGGCGATTGCGCCTGCCCGAAGTGCGGCGCGAAGGGTGATCGCATCGGCGAGATTGCCACGCGCGGCATGCTGCGATGCAAAGACTTCCGCAAGCAGTTCTCCGTCAAGGTGGACACGATTTTCGAGGATTCGCCGCCATCGAGGCAGCGTGCCGAGTCGTCGGCGGCGCTGCTGACGATCCAGAGAGCGCGACAGCGCAATACAACTAGGAGGCCGAATGAAATCCGTGCGAATCCAACTCACACAGCCCATCGACCTACTCGCCGCAATTGACTGCGCCGCCGAAGCTGCCGGCGTCAGTCGGTCGGAGTGGATAGCGGCGGCATGCCGCGCGAAGCTCGGGCGCGAGGTGCGCCAGACGCTAGCGGAGCGGCCGAAGGTAGGCAGGCCGGTTGAGCCGCGAGTATAATTCTCTCGGGAGGTGCCGGTTCGACTCCGGCCGCCTGCTGGTGAGGCAGGCGCGGTGTTGCTGGCGCGCACGCCCTGGTTTTTGCCCTATATGAGGTCGCCGCATTCTACAGCCCATTTCTCTGCACGGCCTTGCTGCTGCCTCGAAAACATAGGCAAGGTTGCGTTGGGCAGGGGTGCTCGTCAGTCGCGGGAGCAGCGGAAACCGCGAACTACCCAAGTGGCAAATGGTGCCACCGATTGCAGCCGTCGATTAAGGGCTGCCGCACGATAGCAGCTCGGCTTCGGTCGGGCTGTTTTCGTTTTGCGTGAGACCATGTTGCCAGCGCCGGCAATATGGTCGGCGTTTTGCGGCAACCCTCGCTTTTGCGGGCTTTTGCGGACGACGCGCCGGGAAATGCGGACTTGTGCTGGCTTGTGCTGCGTGACGTGCGCTCAGCTTTCAGGCGCCACCGCCTAACCGAGTAGCTTGCCGTCGTCAATAGGCGTGGTAAGATACCGAGAGGAAACGGGAAGGCGATTCCCGGAAATGGTCATGGTCAGACCGGACTCAGCTTTCATGCTTGCGGCTGAAAAGTCCATTCGAGATGCGGTACACAATCGCGCAGAGCGGTTGATTCAACGACTTCTGCGAGCCCGACAAGAGGGAAACACCCATTGTGACGGCGAGCTTCGCGTATCTCTTGCAGACGATCGCATCGTCAGCGGCGCGGTAACAATCGTGGAGAAGTTCAAGGCGTAGCGGACAATTCAAACCGGGTTACTGAGACACAGAGCCCCGCGTCGTGCAAAAGGCAAGCACGGCTGCGGGCTTTTTTCGTTTGGGGGCTGCAAATGCAATCACGAGTCATTCCCGAGCTGCGACCGCGTATCGTCGCTCACCCTCTCTTGTCGGCTTTCCTGTCGCTCAGTTCTGGCCCGATGTTCCGCCAGTCGCGCGACAAAGCGAGGGTGAATCGCTACACGCCTTGTGCGACCTGCGGAAAACTCACGAAGTGGAGCCAGTGCCACTCGTGCGCGGCGACTGAGGAGGCTGTGGCAGCACGATGAAGGCATTGAAGGTTCTTTTCTGGGTTGGCGCAGCCGCGATCGTGGTTGGATACAACGCGCTGCACTACATGGCGCTTTGGAATATGGCGACCCGATGACCGCTCCCATTCACAACACGAAGCCGGCGAGACCAGAGCCGACAGAAACGCAATTCTGGTGCCCTGGTTGCAATCGAGATCGGTGCGCATGCCTCCGGCAATCACTCAATTTATTGGGAGCGATCGGAGTTTTCGTGGGGCTGCTGTTGCTATCACTACTCGCCTCCGACAGGTCAGCCAAGTCCAAGCCCATCGACTACCAGCAGCGCACCATCAACCACCTGGAGCAAGATCGCGACACCTGGCGAGAGCGAGCCGAAGCCAGCGACCGACTGCGTGCCGACCAGGATCGCTCGCTAGACGCCTTGCTTGCGAAGTTCTCGCGCGTCGTCACTCCCGTCGAGGACCAGTCCTATCGACTCGGCGAACAAGAAAAAACCATCCACCTACTCCGGCGCGAACTGAAAGCCATCGAAGAACGCGAGCTGATTCGAGGCTCGCTGGGCAAGGTGGATATGAGACCGGAAGAAACAAACCCATTCCCTCAAGGTGAACCATGAATTTCGCTCAGTTCTTGAAGCTCTTGCAAACCGTCCTGGCGTTCGCTCCGAATCTCGGCACGCTGCTCAACACGCTCTTGACCGGCAAGACGTGGAACGAAAAGCTCGCCATCGTCGGCACACTCATCGACACGATTCTGGCCAACCTGCCAGCGGCCAAGGCTTGCATCGAGGCCAATGCCGTGATGGCCCTCGACGCCGAGCAAGAGGAAGCCCTGGTCTTTGAGACCTGCGGGCTATTCCGTCGCAAGCCGGCCGGTGAAGTCGACGCCGATGCCTTTGACGGCACGAAGCTCAAGGCGATTTTCGCGCTGCTGCAGCCGTTCCTGCCGTTGCTCCTGAAGCTGATTGGGCTGCCAATCGCATGATCACCGTTCTCGTTACGCTCGCCGTTGTTTTCATAGTTGGCGTCGTCGCCCTGGCCGTGTTCTTCCTTCGCAATCCGCCGATCCGATGACCGAGCCTGTTTTCCAACTTCCGCCCGACTGGCGCATCACGCCAGCAGTTTTGCCGCTCGCCGAGAAGGTGAGTTGGGCAAACGATTTCGTCGGCATCTCGGAAGCCTGGAAGATCACCAAGGGCAAGGGCGTCAAGGTGTGCATTCTTGACACCGGGTGCGACCTGCATCATCCCGACTTGCGCTCGGGCATCGTCGAAGCGGTGGACTTCACACGCTCGCCGTACGGCCCGCAAGATCGAGCCGGGCATGGCACATGGTGCGCGGGAGCGATCGGCGCACGCGGCCGAATCGAGGGCATCGCGCCCGAATGCTCGCTGATGATCGGCAAGGTGCTCGGCGATAACGGCGCGGGAGACGAGGAAGGTATCTATTCCGGGCTCATGTGGGCGCTCAACAACGGCGCTGACATCGTATCGATGAGCTTGGGCGGGCCGCGCATGAGCCGCACGATGCACGAACTGATTATTCGCTTCGTCAGCCGTCGCCAAAAGTGGATCTTCGCCGCCTCGGGAAACGACGGCACCTACAACCGCATGGGCTACCCGGCCGGGTGGAAAGAAACCATTTCGGTGGGAGCCGTCGACAAGGAAGGTCGTCGCGCGAAGTTCTCCAACGCGGGCGATAACCTCGATATCGTTGCCCCAGGCGTCGACACGCTCAGCACGATTCCGCTGCGTGACGGCGGCTATGGTTCGATGAGCGGCACGTCGATGGCCACGCCGATCGTGGCGGGCGTAGCTGCTCTGGCGCTGGCCAAGCATCGAGCGGCTGGCGGGGAGTCGGGTCTCGATACTCTCGACGACATGCGCGAGCACTTGCGGAAGTCGGCAACGGATACCGGCGCACCAGGCCACGACCCTGAGACCGGCGCGGGCATCATCAACGCACCGCGACTGCTCAGCCGCATTTCCAAGGATGCAGACCTGCCGCAAGCCGGCGAAGCGTCAATTACGATTCCGTTCCCGATGCTCGGGTACAAGACCCTGACACTCATTTTCTCGCCCTAAGTGGCATGGCATGTTTTCGGCAATGGTAGCAGCAGCGATCATCGCGATTGGCGCAGACCTTCCGCAGCCGGTGCAAACTCCGGCGAGTGCGGTTGTGGCTGCGCTGACCGACGCGCAATCATTGCCGCCGTCGACACGCCCGTTCGTTCGCTACCAGTGGTGCCCGCCCGGATCGGCCAAGGAACTGCCGGCGCTGGTGTCGTATGCGGTCAACGCTGCTGCCTCGAGCGCCAACACGATTCAGAGGCCGGTGATCATCGTCGACGGTGCTCTGATTCGCTGGGACTTGCGCTTGCTCGCCCCCGACCCCACGGAGTTGGTGCGACTCGGGAAGGTGTGGGACGACCTCGCGCAAACCGACCCGTATTTCACGGTTCGCAAGCAATCGGTGGTGGGCGGCAAGGTGCTGCTCGTCATGGCCTTCGCGCCACATCTCCCCCAGGAAATCACGCAACTTTCGGTGCTGCTCAACAGCAAGGCTCCGGTGCTCCGCGCCGATTGGATGCTTGTGAAGATGCTCACGACCGTTGACGGTGGCCAATACTACAACTTCGCCGGCATCGAGCGGAACCCCAAGCAGGGCACGGCGCAGGCCGCGTTTCTTGCCTCAGTGGGAGCCGATGAAAAGAAATCGCAGCAACTCTCCGGCGACCAACGCGCGGCAATGTTCCGCTCGGAAGTGACCGGCAAGCCGCGCCGTATCGACGTGTTCCGTGGTGTAGCGGGTCGCTCGGGAACAGGGCTCGTGTCAGTCACGCACGACGTTAAAGACGGCGACGTGGGCGCGAATCAGAATCCCCTGCTGTCGATTCTGCGCTTCAACGACCGTGCTCGAGAAGTGATCGCCGAGAAGAATAACGGCTTGCATATCTACGCGCTCTTCGACGCCTTTGGACGCTTGCAAGATGAAGTCCCGCCTAACATTGCGGCTGACGCGACAATCCCAAGACCGCACACACAGCGACTTGAGCCCGCCCGAGGGTGCATCGTTTGCCACGGTCCTGATGACGGCTGGAAGCGCTTCGGTAATGACATTGCGACTTTGCTCACCGCCAGAAACGGCAATCGTTTCGACGTTATTGACGACCTTGCCGAAAATAAGCTGACCACCGACCAACTCCTAGACCGTTTGGCAGGGCTCTACGCTGCTGGCGACGACCTGAACCGCAAGATGCAACGCGGGCGCGACGACTACGCCATAGCTGTCTGGCGAGCCACGGGCGGCATGGAACCGGCTGCCGCTGCTGCGGGAATTGGCAGCGTGTTCGACGCCTACCGCTATCAGCAGGTGGGAGCCGACGGCGCGTGCCTGGAGCTCGGCTATCGAGTCGCACCAGAGAACGCCTCGCAGGCAATCAACTGGCTATTGCCACCGTTGCCGGCCGCTGCTGATGGCGTGTCGCCTGAAGACGGTCGAATCGCGGCGCTCAAGGCTGGAATCAAGATCAATCGCGGCGAGTGGGAGCAGGTCTACGCCGACGCTCAGGTCCGCGCGAACAAGCAACTGGAGAAGATCAATGCGAAGTAAGGCAGCCATCGTGGCCGCTTTGGTGATCGTGTTCTCGGTGCAGCTCGCCGAAGCCTGCCACCGTTGCGGCTACGCGAAGTGTGTCGGCTCTTGCAAGACTGTCGAGCCCATTGGCGGCCAATACTTTGGCGTCTATGCCACCGAGGAAGGCGCGCCGCCGAACGTCGTCGTCCGCTACTGGAAAGGTGGCGTCGAATACGTGCGCGTCAAGCAGCAATGCACCAAGGACAAGGACCACGAAACCGGCTGGTGCTGGAAGTTTATCCCGAAGCAGGAATACACCTACGCGCAGCCAAAATCCTACGTGCCATACGCTCAGCAGGGCACGACCGTTTACGGGCAAATCAACGAGACTTCGACCTACGGGCATCCGACCTACCAGAGCTACGCCGCTGCGTACACGACCGACCCGGCCAGCTTTATGAACCAGGCGTTCCGCCTCGTGTCTCAGGCTCAGTCGGTGGCGCAGCAGGGGCAATCGGACTACACGGCCAACGCGGCGGCGCTTAATGCCAACGCCCTGGAAGTGGAGAAGATTCGCGCCGTGTCGAATGGCTTTGTTGCCGCGATGGCTGCGACCAAGACCACGCCAGACACGGTGAATCGTACGACGACGTTCCAAGCTGCGACCGGGCCAGCAGGCCAGATTGAACAACCTCAAGTCTTTACCGCGCAGGGAGGCGCGACGGTTGCCAAGTGCGCCGGTTGCCATTCGACCAACCCCCAGGCTCAGGCGGCGATGAGTTTCAGCAACCTCGCCGCGCTGAATGCCGACCAGCGAATGCAGGCAATCAACGCCATTGTGAGCGATCGAATGCCGAAAGCGCCGGGCCAACCGCTCACACCGGACGAGGCCGCGGCGATCGTGAAAGAGTTGAGCCAGCCGCCTGTAGCGGCCGGGCAGAAGTTCTAACCAAGAAAGGCAGGTGATCCTTGAAAGGTCTAATTTGCGTTCTGGCGATTGTGGCGGTGCTGTTCGCGTGCGCTCCGCAGGCGGAAGCGTGCCCGCTGGGCAACGGTTTCGCGGTGAACAACTTCGGCGGATTCTCTCAGCCGGTGTTTGTGAACCAGGGCTTCGGCTTTGGTTCGCGTGCGTTCTTCGCGCCGCAAGTGGCCGTGAATCCGTTTGCGTTCAATAGCTTTGGCGTGAGCCCGTTCGTGGCGTTCAATGTCGGTCATGGCTTCCGTGGCAACGCGGTGATCGTGAATCGGCGTGGATTCTTCGGCGGCAACCGCGTGGTGATTCGGAGAGGTTTTTAGCCCTCACCTGGGCTTTTGATAGGGCCGTCGGCGGGGACTTTGGACTGAGGCGACCGCCGGCGGCTTTTCACGACGACAGCCATAGAAAGACTGCCGCCATGACCAATAGCAGAAACGAGCGAGTACAGCTTAGCGCGTCCGACAAGATGGCCATTGGCTTTGGCTTCGTGTCGCTCATCGGTTCGGTTGTGGCGTCGACGGCGATCATCGTGAGCATCTTCTACAGCACGACGGGAGAGATTCAGCGAGCGAACGCGGTGCAAGACATTCGCTTGGACGCGCACGATGCGGAAATTGCGAGGCTCCGGGGGAAGTGAACCATGTCACTCGCTCGCGTCACGTTCGACCCTGACCAGCCGAAGCTGGTGATCGAGGGGCAATTGGACCAGCGCGAAAAGGTGTTGCAGATTCGGCAGACACTCGTGGGCAACGTGGATTTGTTCGAGGCGATTCGAGACCTGAACGCGCAGAGGAAACTGGTGCGAGTAACCGTCGAAGTGGTCAGCCATGAGTCGTAGTGGAGGGAGCGCGGATGGCAGTTAATGCACGGGCCGAAATCTATAAACACATCCAGACGGTGCAGCGGTTACTTGGTCGCTGTATTCGCAATCTGATGTTGCGCGGCGAGGTGCATGATGCTTCCAGGCTGGAATCGCCAGAGGCGGAAATCTTCGAAGTGGCAACCGAGAAGCTTGCCGGTCTCACCTACGGGTCGGACGAGTACAAGGCTGCCCTGGCTGAGATGAAGCCGGCGCTCGATCACCACTACGCGAACAATCGGCATCACCCTGAATTCCATGCCCGCCTTGAGTGCGGAGGATGCTTCAAGAAGTTTCCAGATGGCTGGGAGAAGTGCTGCGACGCCTGCGGTTACAACGTTTGGCCACGTTCGCCATGCGTCGACAAGATGACGCTGTTGGACCTCGTGGAAATGCTATGCGATTGGAAGGCAGCGACGATGCGCCATCGTGATGGCGATATTCGGCGCAGCGTCGAAATCAATCAATCGCGATTTGGATACGGCGACGAGTTGAAACAGATTTTCCTCAACACGATTGATGAAATTGAGAGCAACCGCGATTGAAGAATCACCGAAAGAGCGAAAGGTCAGCTATTTCATGCTGGGATGGGTCGCCGGTTGTCGCAACTTGTCTCCGTGGGACTGCCCGCCGTTCGGTAGTTTCTTCGCGCGGCGTGAGTGGCGAGAGGGAGTTTACGCGGCGATCCGTGGCGCGATAGTGCAGAGTCGAAATAAGGGGTGCGGGAAGTAGTTCTCTTTTTTGTGAGGCGTAGTCATGCAATTTCGTCAGTCGTTTTCCGAATGTCCCGACCGTGGCTGGATTCTCTTTAGCGGCAATCCGCTCTTGATTGACAAGGATAACCCGCTCAGTGCCGATCGACTGGCCGTGCATTACGGCGGCCCGACGGTGATCGAAGAATACCCAGGCGTGTTTCTGGTCGACGGTGCGAATCCGGCGCTGATTGACGCCTCGGGTGCCGGCGTGGGAATCGACATCACCACCGAGGACGGCGACCCGGACGGATGGCGCGTAGTGTTCTCGGAGCCGATCGTCCCTGGCGCGCATGTCGGGCTGTGGAGTCCACCAGGGCAGGAGTGGGACGAGAACACCGACCCGCAAGTATTGAGTTCGTGGTTCGCGAGCGGCGGCACGTTTGGCGTCGTGATCGAAGGCAGCTTGGCCGAGGGCGCAATCCGCATCTCGCATATTCCAATCAACGACGGCCGGCGCGAAGTATTTCGCAAGATCGACCAGTACAACGCACTGCGAAGGCTGGTCACGTCGACGATTGAGGAAGTGGAGCCGCCGGAGCCGCCGGAGCCACCGCCAGTTGAGCCGATCGTCGTCGAAGGTGCGACGCTGGCGAACTGGGCCGAATACGACGCCTTCGTAGAGGGCGTTCACGCGCAGGCTGTAGCAGCCTTTGGAGAGCGCTAGTGCCCAACGAGATTCAACAATTCGAGTTCTCCGAAGAACTGTCTGCGGGCACGTTCACACTCACGCTTGGCGCTGAGACTACGGCCGCAATCGACTGGGATTACACGACCGGCGAAATCGAATCAGCGCTGGGGGCCCTGACCGGCATTGGCCCTGGCAACGTCCAGGTGAATAGCTGGGACGGCACGACGCTCGTTGTCGAGTTCATTGGCGCGTTGGCCAACACGAACATCGCGCAAATGACGTGCGACGCGACGAATGCCGGCTATGACACCGGCGACGTGGACGTGCAAATCACGGTCAACGGCGTGGCCGGCGTCAACGAGGTGCAGCAAATCAGCTTCGGCCAGACGCCAACCGGCGGCGATTTTCGCATCAACGGCATCCTCGTGAACGGCGGTCATGCCGCAACCGCAGCAGATATCGAGGCGGCGATCGAGGACGCTGGCGGTGCAAATACTCCATGCTCCGTGGCGGGCGCAGGTCCGTTTGATGTGACCTACGACGCTCAAGGCGATATCAGCGATAGCCTATTGGATTTCACCGACTCGACTGTCTATCTCGTGCCGCTCAGTAGCACGGAGACGCAGGCCGGCGGAACGGGCGTCAACGAAACGCAAACGATCCTGTGGGATAACACCGCTCTCGGGTGGCTGGCGTTCGGCGGCGAGCAAAGCGACACGATGGTTACTGGCGCGACTACGGCCGTCGAGTTCCAGGTGGCGCTCGAGGAAATCGCCGCACTGACCGGCAATGTGTCGGTGACGGGCACCAGCCTTGCCACTGGCCTCACGGTCGAATTCGTCGCGGGGCTCGCTGAAACCGATGTCGGCTTGATTGACCTACGCGAGTCGGCAGGCATCTCCAAGGCGACCACGACCCAAGGCGTGACCGCAGTTCAGCAGCAAGAAGAAATCACGCTGCCGGCCAGCACGACCGGCGGAACATGGTCATTCACCGGCTCGATTGTCAGTCTCGACTGGGATGCGACGGCCGGCGAGATCGAGGCGGATATCGAGAGCAGCCTCTCGATTCAGTGCGCCGTGAGCGGCAGTGCGCCGCAATGGACGGTCACGCGCGACGCCACAGGCCCATTCTCAGGGCTGGAAATCGGCGTCTCCAACGTGACTGGCGACGTGACTTGTGAAGAGAGCACGACGCAGGAGGGCTCGGGCGGAGCTGCGCCAGCTTACTACCAACGCATGATGGCACGACGGAGGGCAGGTTAAATGCCAGATATCAGACAAGGCGCGGCCTTCCTTCAGTTCGGCCCGGTCGTGGCGCTCGATGGAAATACTTCGATTGAGGATCTTGATTCCGCGAATATCACAGTTCGCTGGAACGCCAATGGCACGCGACTAGCGCACGCCGGGAACATCATTCACCGCGGCAACGGCGATTACGATTTGGGAGACATTGCCTATTTAGGCGCTGGCAGTCTCACGCTCGAGTGCTTGCGGCCCACTGTCAACCTGCCGTGCGTCGTCGACTATCAGGTTATGACCGCCAAGCGGTACGACGAGAAATACGGCAACGGGGGAGTGGACGCCAATGTGACGTTCATCGCCAACGGAACCATCACAGAGAACAGCATTGCGAGCGATGCGATTACGGCCGCGAAGATTGCCCCGGCGGCAATCGACGCAGCCACGTTTGCCTCCGATGTTGACGCCGAAATTCTTAGCTACATCGTCAACGACGCCACGCAAATCGACGCATCGGCGCTCAATACGCTTTCTGGCCATGATCCAGGTGGCACTCTCGCCGCATCGTCTGAAGTGACCGGGCTGAACGTCAATACCCGCGCCAATCTCATGGTGCCAATCGAGATTGAGACACCCGACGCGAGCACGCAGGTTTATAAGATTCGCCTGTTCCTGTTCGATGTCACCGGCAACATGGAAGCGCCGGACTCGACGCCGACCGTGGCACTCGTCAACGCTGCCGGCACCGACCGCAGCAGCCGGCTATCTTCGGCCAGCAACCCGAGCACTGGCGTCTATTCGTGGGATTACACGTCGACGGCTGGCGACACCGAAGAACAGCTTGTGTGGACATTTACGGTTGTCGAAGGCGGCGCTACTCGCACCTATCCAGCAACGAGCTACGTGGTCGAAGAAACCGCATATCGCTTCAGCAGCTCGGATCGCGCCAACCTCACGGCGATATACAACAAATTGCCGAGTAAGAATTACCTGCCTGGCACGAACGATTCAACGGGCAATCTGACCAAGGGAACGAATCTGATCGGCTTCAACGACGTAAGCCAGTCGAACATCCGCACCGCGTTGGGCATGAATGGCGCAACCTTCGACGACGATATGGCGATGGTCAAGAACATAGGCATTCTGGCCATGCGCAAGGATGCCGGGTTCGCAAGCGACCTGGAAAGCTCGATTGGTCTGGTTAGCTACGTCAATCGAGACACCAACTCGGGCGCTGGCTCGTTCGACAACACGACGGATAGCGAGCAGGCGATTCGAGATAATCACCCTGCCAACTTCTCAGCTCTCGCAATCACGGCCGGCGGCTGCACAACAGTCGGCACGAACGCGGACAAGACGGGCTACACCGGCAACGTGACGGACAAGACCGGATTTGCGCTCTCGTCAACAGGACTTAATGCTTTGACGCTGACAGAGCCCACAAGCACCGACCGAACCTCATGGACTTTCGTGCAACACGTTCTCGCCATCGGGCTCCGCATGTTCGGGCGCCGAGAGCGGATTGGCAACGACACGTCAGGGCTCCTCAAGACTCTCAATACAGGCAACACGGTTATCGGCAATCAGACTTATTCGGCAGTATCGAACGGCAACGAAACCATCGGGAATTCAACGTGATATCACTCGTCAAAGAAGTCACGCTCGAATGGGAAATGCCCTTGCAGGCAGAGGGTGAGGAGTCGCCGGTGGAGCTCTACGGCTCGCACCTCTGCGGGGAAATCAACCTTGAGCCATTGCTGCGCGGATCGATCAATCTCGGACCAATGTTACTAGGCGACATCGTAATCAATGGGTGCAGTGATGGATGACGGCAAGCCGCTCTATATCGGGCAAGACAATCTCGTCGAATGGCGATTCATGCTGAACGCTGCGACCGAGGAATACGTCAACGATGCGACGGTCACATTCACGGTCAAAGACAGCGACGGCAACACCGTGGCAAGCGGATCAATGTCCTATCTCGCCGCCAGCGACGGCATCTATCAGGGCGTCGTGCCCGATGATACCGACCTGGACGACGGCGACACCTACACAATCGAAGTAACTGGAATCAGTGGAACGAGCAAGGGATTCCGTAGGTTCACAAGGGAGGCGATGTACCAGGGGGCAGAGTGCTGATGATCTGGGCCGAGCGAGTAATTGTCGCATGCGCACGATGCCAGAAGCCATTTGAACGAATGGCGTCGGAAGCCAAGAGAGCAAAGGTGCATTTCTGTAGCCGCGACTGCTACAAGCCGCCAGTTGACGGTAGATCGTGCAAAAAATGCGGCAAGACTTATAAGCCAAAAAAATGGAACAGCGGGTTTTGTTCCGACAAGTGCTTTCGTGAGGAACAGTCGGCGAATCGCAAACAGGGCAGGTGTCGCGTATGCGGCAAGGCCACGAAGAGAACCAAGAGGGCTGATGGCGATGGTTACGCCTATGCCCTGACGTGCGGAGCGAAGGAGTGCAGGAAGAAGCCAGGCAATGCGATAAACCGTTTGATTTCTGAGGTCGGTGTAGTGTGGGCGGCTTCGGCTTCACTCGCCCTGTCGCGATTGAATCAGCAGGCATCGCGCGAACGCAGGTATGGCAGAGATCCGTGGCTCAGAAAATGCGAGGCAATCGTGGGTTCGTTCAAGGGCAGGCATGTCAATGGCACAGGGAGGGTGGCCAAGCCTCCTGTTGATAACTGGCACGAGGCGGTAGGAATCGCTATTCGACGCATTGATCAGCGAGCAAAGCGAAGCCAGCAAACGAAGTGGGAACGAAAGGCAGAAACGATGTGCAGGAATTGGCGACGAAAGGAAGTGTGGTATGGCTAGCGGAATGAGCGCTGGGTTTGTCATGGATCTACTGAGAAGGCAAATGTATCGGTGCAGCCTTAGCGGTCGAGTGCTAACTCCTGAGACAATGACATTGGATCACATTATCCCACTGGCCAAAGGCGGAAAGTATTGCTGCTCCAACGTGCAATTGGTTCACAGCGATGTGAATACGGCGAAGGGAACCATGAGCAATGAGGACTTCAAGCAGATGTGCATGGATGTCGTCATGCATTTACAGGCAACTGCCAAGTTGGCATAGCCCCCCCCGGTGTCAAAGGTACTTGGAAAAATATTTCGAGAGTTGCGGTCAACCCTAGCCCCAAAATCCGTAGAGAGAGTCCGTCCGTGACAGCTTAGCTACCTTACCGGCGATGCGAGATTTCCTAACGTGTTGCGTCTTTTGGTTTTATGTGCCCTGATGGCGACTGTGACTGAACGCAGCTACGACGCGCAGCGGAAGGCGGACGCGCGAGCCGAGAAGCGCGACCTCATCATTCCGGCTCCACTCAATGTGGAGCGTCGCGAAGCGTGCGAGGCCAGTACGCCGCTTTGGCTCAGCACGTACTGCCCGGACGTGTTCTATAATCCATTCACGTTTCACCAGCGGCGCATCATCGACGATTGCGACGAGGTGCTGCTCTACGGCACGCAGAAGTGTAAGGCGGCGCAGCGCGGCGGCGGCAAATCGTCGGTGCTGAAATACGCTGCGCTCAAGTATGCACTTCGGCGGCAGATTCGCTTTCCACTGCTCATCTCGGCGACCAGCACGAAGTCAAAGAAGACCCTGCAATCGCTCGAGCGCAGGCTGGCGACGTCGGCTATCTACGATCCGCGAACGAAAGGCTTTCGGCTGTTGAACGCTCTTGCGGAAGATTATCCGCTGGAGTGCTGCATTGCCGCGTATGTCGACCCTTGGCCGTCGCGGGCTCGCAACGTGACGGCGAACGGCGGCCGGTCGGTCAATTGCGAATGGGGAGCCGACTGGTTCATTATCCCGACGTGGGCCGACGAGGAACCGCTGGGGCCGATCATGCTTGCCCTGGGGATTACATCTGACGAGCTCCAGGGCTGCAATATCTACGATCAGCGGCCGGACTTCGTGTTGCTAGACGACCTCGACTCGCGTGATTCGCTGGCAGCGCAAGACGGCGTGATGGCCGGCAAGATTGAGGAGATTATCGACAAGACCGTGGCGGGGTTGGCCGGTCAGAGTCGACGGCTTGGGCAATTCATGCTTTGCACGATCACGAGCCGCCAGGCTGCTGCGTACAAGTATTCCGACCCGGCGCAGAAGCCGGCTTGGTCCGGTGAGCGCATCCCGGCGATTCTCAAATGGCCGGAGCGACGTGACTTGTGGGACCAGTACATTGCGTTGCGGCAGGCCGGCAAGAGTGACTTGAAAGACGGCAAGCCGAAGGATGTTTTCGGTCGAGAGTCGCACGCTCTGTATCTTGCTAACCGCGAAGAGATGGATCGCGGTGCCGAAGTCGAAAACCCCTACAACTACGAATCCGGCCTATTGCCAGACGGCACGCAGAAGCAAGTCTCTGCGCTGCAGGCGTGCTTTGACTACATCGCCGACTATGGCATGGAGTCGTTTCTCACGGAGAAGCAGAACGACCCGCCGGAGGAAGACGGTGCCGAAGACTCCGGCATTACGCCGCAACTGGTCATGTCTCGCACGAACGGGCTTGATCGTTGCGAGCTGCCGCGCGGTTGCCAGAAGCTCACCGTCTTCATCGATCTTGGCGACCGGATTTGCCACTGGTGCGCCATCGCCTGGACCGATGGATGCATCGGCTACGTGGTCGACTACGGGATTGAGTTGGTCGATCGAATCTACGTCGATGGCGTGGCGCAGAAGGACCGCGACCCGAGGGCGCTCGAGGTGGCGTTACTGGAGACATTGCGGCGGTGGCGAAGCGCCTTGCAATCAACCACGTACAAGGACGGCGACGGCGTGCGCAGAGAACCCGATATCATCCTGGTCGACTCGGGCGACGGCGACCACAAGAACGCGGTCTATACCTTCGTCAAAGAGTCTGGCGGCGCGTTCCATGCGGCGAAGGGTATCGGCAAAGGCAAGTTCCACATGGGTCAGCCAGGACCGCACCGCAAGCACTTCGAGGAGTGCTATTCGCATTTTCAGCCCGACGAGCGTATCTGGCTCTACAACCACAACTCCGATCACTGGAAGCGATTTGCGCACCAGCGATTCTTGACGCAGACCCGCGACGAAGGCGGCAAGATGCAGGCCGGCACTCTGTCGCTCTTTGATTGCCCGAAGGTGGCGGCATTGCTCGACGAGCGCAAGACGTTTGCGTATCAGGTTGTCGGTGAGGTGTGGGTCGAACAATACATTCAGGGCAAGGGCTGGAAAAAAGAGTTTGTTTCGCGCGGCAAGCACAATCACTTTTTGGACGCGGTTTCTGGTTGCTGCTGCGGCGCGGCGATCGAGGGGATTCGGTTGGTGGCGACGAGCAAGCCCAAGAAAGAGCGCACCAGCCTTGCGGCTCTCAAGGCACAAGCAGGGAGGAAGGTGGGGTGAATTACGGGGACGAGAAGCATTGGCAGGTAGGAGATATCGTGACTCGAGACGGCTCAGACGAGCAGCGGATCGATGCAATCAGTGAGTGTCGCGATCTCATCATCGTGACCTGCATTAAAGCACCGGATACGCCGTGGTGTGCGATTGGTGAGACAGAAGAGAATGCGACCAGACGCTACAACTTCGTGCGGAAGGGAGTCGCAAGTCAATGAGCGATCACACCGACAACTGGCCGTGGAAGCGTCTCCCTGAGGACATGCCGCGTCCGCCGGAGGTTTACCGCTATCGACTTTCGGACGGCAAAGACAAGATGCTTCCCGCCACCCATGCGGAAGCGAAGGCGCAGGGGACCGGAGGATGAATGATGTCATGGCTTAATTCGCACGTTCGATTCGAAGACCACCGAGCGATTCTCTATATCAGTCGCCGCAGCCGAAGTGGAGGCGACCGAATCAATGCCCTGCTTATGGATGCCGCCGAGCCTCACGTTATCGAGCCGCTCGTGCGGCTCCTAATTATGGAGGCACGACCCGAATTGTCGGGCTGCTGCATCTGGGCGCTGAACTTCAACTACGATCTGTACGCTTGGGAGATCGGTATCTCTCACCCATCACTGCCGGCTGTCCCCGATGGCTGCATGTCGAAGCGGATTCCTCTATATCCAGAGCCGGCTGAGGCAGCCGCATGACCGACACCAACACCGTCCGCGGCTACTCGCCGTTTTACCTTGAAGTCGTCGATGGCACCGTCACGGTTGCCGCCGAAGTCGTGCTCAACACGATTCGCCATGAGCCGCCGTGGTACGCATGGGCCGAAGGCGACAAGATGCTCGCCGTGCTCTTTGCAAGGAATGAGGTCATGGCGCGGCAGCAGGCGATGTTTATTTGCCAGATGACCGGCGTTCTTCATCGAACCGGAACCGCCGCGATGCCGCACAGCGAAAAGGACTTGGTGAACCTGGCATTGATGCCGTGGTTCGGTGAAGAGAACCACTACGATTGGCTCTCTGGTCCGAAGTGCGCGGAGTATGTACCGCCGTCTGTTGGTCAGTCTGACCTGACGTTGCCGGCGCTGACGATCGAAGCAACCCCAGGGGGGCAGGTATGAGCGATAAACGACCGACGTTTGGTGAAATGAAAGCTGAGTCCAGTGGCAGCGAATCCAGCCTGCGATGCCCAGGATGTAATGCCGTATTGTTTGTCTACAAGACCACCAACGGAAAGACGGTCATTTGGCGGCACGAAGCATGTCGAAACCCGTCTTGCAAGAAAGCGTTCAAAACTCGCCAGCCACGCAAGGAGATTGTGCGTGAAATTGAGCGCCGCCGAGATGAGTCCAGCTCTGGACAAGTTGAGTTGAGGGTACTAAGGGATATCGCGTAGAGTTTAAGTGCATACAAATTTGGGGGCCGTGCAACCTTGCATGGCTCGCGTCTGGACCGAGCTGGCCGGCTCGTTTCGGTGACGCAATTCATCGAGCTCCATTGCGGGGGTTCGTGCGAGTAATCGCGCGTGCCCCCGCTTTTCTTTTGGTGCTCGATGGCTGAAATCACCAACGACGAAATCTCGGAAGCTGCCCGTTCAGCAGAGAGCGCGGCGGCTGGTGATAAGTCGATGACCAGGGCCAGCATCAAAGACATGATCCTGGCCCAAGACCACGCCGCCAAGCAGGCCGTTGTAGCGGACCCGTTCAGTTGCTTGAACGTTCGCCGTCGCAAGCCGCCGGGAGGTGGCTAGTGGCAAGGCTTCTTGATCATACCGGCAGTCCATTCCCTGATCGCCAAGGTCGACTAGGGATTGTCGATATGCGCAGCAGCCATCGCCGCGCCAGGATGTCTTACGACGCTGCCGGCGATTCGGTGGAGTTCCAAAATCACTGGGCTTCCGCAGACTCGCTCGACGCCGACTGCGCTAACAATCTGTCGGTTCGTCGCAAGCTCCGCAACCGCTCGCGGTATGAAGCCGGCTCAAACCCCTATTACAAGGGCATCCTGCGAACCTATTGCAATTCGCTAGTCGGTACTGGGCCATCGCTGCGAATGCTCAGCAAGAACCGCGACTTCAATCAACTGGTTGAGCGCGAATGGTTTAAGTGGACGCACGAGGTTCATCTCTCGCGCAAGCTCTGGTCGATGGCCTATGCCAAGACCACGGATGGAGAAGCCTTTGCGGTCTTGCAAACCAACCCCGCCTTGCCGGGCGTGCAGCTCGATTTCATGCCGATCGAGGCGGAGCAGGTTCATTCGCCGTATGTTCCACACGACGAGCCCGGCTACGTCGACGGAATCAAGTACGACGAGCACGGCAATATCGAATGGTACGACGTTCTGCCGTATCACCCTGGAAGCAACTATGCCTTTGCAAATCAAGACCCGATTCGCGTTCCTCCGCAGAATGTCTTGCACTGGTTCAGGAGTGAGCGCCCTGGCACGCATCGCGGGGTTCCTGAGTGTACAAGCGCCCTAAACACTGGCGCGTCTTCGCGCCGCCATCGCGAGGCGACCATTACGGCAGCAGAGCACGCCGCCGATCTTGCCGCGCTGATTATGACCGACCTGCCACCCAATGGCGAAGCGGATCTTGCCAGCCCGTTTACTTCGGTCGACTTCGAACGCGGCCAGCTGACTTCGCTGCCGATGGGTTGGAAAGCGGAGCAGATGGAAGGCAAGCATCCAAACGCACAGTATGCTGACTTTCACCGTCTGCAAATCAGCGAACAGGGGCGACCGCTAGAACTTCCGTACAACCTTGCCTCGTGTGACTCGTCTACCTACAGCTTCGCCTCTGGCAAGCTCGATACGATTTGCTTCCGCAAGCGATTGGACGTAGAGCGCGGCGACGGCGACCTGATGGTGATGGATCGGCTGTTTGCGGCTTGGTTCCGTGAGTGGACGGTTCTCACCGGGAACGTCTTCACGCCAGCGCATCAGTGGGACTGGCCAGCGCATCCGGTGATTGACGCCGTGCAAGAGGCGAACGCGCGACGCACGGAACTGCACGATGGCACGCTGACCTATCGTCAGGTCATGTCCGATAAGGGGCAGGACTACGAAGACCACCTGACCATCCAAGCAGAAGATATCTTTGGCGAGGCCGATGACGAGAACATCGCCAAGGTTCGCCTGATCAACCTTCTTCGCACGACCCCACAGCACGCGATTCAATACGTCGCCGCTGTCGTGGGCATTGAACTGCCGAGCGCCGCTGCGCCGCAGCCTTCTCAACCGAAGCCAATGGAGGTCAATGAAGATGACACAGTCGTCGTATAAGGCGAGGTTCGCGTCGGCATACACCGCAACGTTCGTTGGCGAAACCGAGCCAGTGACAGTCAAGGCCGCCGCAACCGAAGGTGGGCCGCCGTCATTCGGTGGCATCGCCTACAGCGGTGGAAGGGTCTCTGGTTCAACGTGCAGGCCGCCGCTCGATGGCGACTACGTGATCGACCTGTCGGGCACCGAGGCGACAAAGAATCCGAAAGCCAATCTCGACCACCACCGCACGTCGCGAGTCGGTCACGTCACCGACTATCAGAACGACGGCAAGCAAATCAGCATTCTCGGACTTCTCTCGGCAAGAACGCCATCGCAAGCGGAAGTAGTCGAGAGTGCAGCCAATCAATACACCTGGGAAATCTCCAGCGAGTTCGGTCTGCCACGACCGGAAAAGCTAGCCGCTGGAAAGTCTGAAGTGATCAACGGCCGCAAGTTCTTTGGGCCGCTCTACGTCTTCCGCAAAAGCAAGTTCACCGGCGTTGGGTTCGTCGACCAGGGTGCCGACGAAGGCAACGAAGTCACCATCGCGGCCAGCGCCGCAGGAGCAAAAACAATGTCCAAGTTTGAAGAGTTCGCGGCAAGTCTGAGCATCGACCTTGACCACGCCAGCGAAGACCAAAAGGCGCGACTTCAAAAACTGTTCGATCTGGAACAGGGCGGCAAGACCAGCGCTGAACTGAGCGGCGGCCGGCGGAAGTCGTTTGCGGAGGAAGCTGCCGAGGCTCGAAAAGACAACGAGCGCCAGGAAACCATTGCGAAGATGGGCCGCGAGGCCATGCGGGACTACCCGCTCTACATCGACCAGATTGAGCGAGCGGTTACGGACGCGCACGCTTCCAACATGAGTGCCGATCAGTTCGAGTTGGAATTGCTTCGCGGCCTGCGGACGAAGACCGGAACTTTCGTCTCACGTCAGACCGGCTCTGGCAACGATCCGAAGGTGATTGAGGCCGCGCTAGCCATGCAATCCGGCTTGCCGAACTTGGAAAAGGTCTACGGCGAGCGAGTTCTCGACGCCGTAGACCGCTCGGGACTTCGCACTGGATTCAGTCTCCAGCAAGCGCTGCTGCAGGCCGCTCACGCCAACGGCTATTCCTGCCGCGCGGGCGAGCGAATCACCGTGGGCAATATCCGCTCGGTGCTTGAATACGCATTCCCGCCGGTCATGGCTCGCATGTCTGGGTTCAGCGCAACGACCTTGCCCAACATCCTGGGCGCTGTTGCGAACAAGATGATCCTGGCCGGCTACATGGAATCGGAAAACTCATGGAGGGAACTGGCCGAGATCAAGCCGGTTTCGAACTTCTACACGCAAAACCACTACCGAATGCTGGACAGTCTTGAATACGAGGAAGTCGGCAGCGGTGGTGAGTTGCATCTCGGGACGCTTGGCGAGGAAACGTACACCAGCCAAGCCAAGACCTACGGCAAAATGCTGGGCATCACCCGTACTCAAATCATCAACGACGACTTAGGCGCGTTCGGTGACTTGCGTTCTCGTCTCGGCCGTGGTGCCGCGAAGAAGTTCTGCAATGTCTTCTGGGCCGCGTTCATGAACAACTCGTCGTTCTTTACGAGCGCCCTAACTAACTACATCGAAGGATCGACGACGAACCTTGGAACCGATGGCGTTGGCCTGGGGCTGGGCGTCAAGCAATTCCGCAAGATGACGACGCCATCGGCTGATGGCACTAAGCGGGTCGGCGTTTCGACTCGGCCCACCAAGCTGCTAGTTCCGCCGGAACTGGAAACGATTGCCGACGCCCTTTACATCGCGCGCAACCACGATCAGGTGGCCGTCAGCTCGGTAAACGTCCACGCCAACAAGTACCGCCCGATCGTTGAAAACCGTCTCAGCGATTCGGCTTTCACCGGCTACAGCACCACGGCTTGGTTCCTTTTCGGCGACGAAATGAAGCCGATGCTCGTCACGTTCTTGAACGGGCAGGAGTCTCCGACAGTCGAGAGCACCGACGCCGATTTCAGCACGCTCGGAATTCAGTTTCGAGGGTATCACGACTTCGGCTGTGACAAGAGCGAATACCTCGCCGGCCTCAAGAGCAAGGGCGCGACGTAATGCATGTTTTGATCAAGACCAACATCGGCACGAACGACGGCTGGTGTCCTCCGTTCATGGACGGAGAGACACACAAAGTCGACGACGCCATTGGAAAGCGGCTCATTGCAAGCGGGTGGGCGGTGGAAGTCGCCGACCGACCTGTCGAGCCAGAAGAACCAGAAAAACCGTCTCGGCCGCAGGCCAAGAAATCCAATCCCGAAAAGTAAAGGAACTTCAAAATGGCACAGACTGCTGCCGTCCCTGTTCACTTTCCAGGCGAACGCATCGACCATACACCAGGCTCGGCAGTGACGCCTGGTCAGGTGGTGGAAATCGGCGGTCACGCATTCGTCGCCGACGTGGCCATTGCGGCCAATACACTTGGGTCACTGCCTGCTGTCGGCGTGTTCGACGTTCCCAAGGCATCTGGCGAAATCGCCGCTGGTGCTGACGTGTACTGGGACAACAACGGCACGCCGAATGTCGGCGATGCTTCCAGCGGTGCGGCCACTGGCACGGCAACCGGCAACACGCAGCTCGGCATGGCCGTTGCTGTCGCGCTTACGGGCGCTACCTATGTCCGTGTTATGAAGCGCACGGCCGCGAACTCGACGGCCGTGCCAGTCTATGGAGTTGAGGCCGTTACCGCAGCTGGCACGGCTCAAGCCAATGCCACGGCAGTTGGCGCGGCGACGACTCTCGCCATCGTCACCGGCACCAACGGCACCTTGAGTGTCAAGCTGCCAGCCGGTCTTGGCAACGGCACGTGCATCGTGGTCAAGAACATCGAGACCAACGTGTTGAAGGTGTTCCCTGGAAGTGGCGAGGCAATCAATGCGCTCTCCCTGAACACTGCCATCAGCATGGCCAACAACACCATCGCCACGTTCTTCAAGGGCAACCTGACGACGTGGTACACGCATCCGCTGTTGCCTTCGTAATGACTTTGCCCCCTCGCTCCAACCCGGTCGGTCACGCTCACGACCGGCCGGGTTGCTTTGTTTTATGCCGACCAACTTCGACGAAATGTTCGCCGAGAAGTGTTCTCCGATGCTCAACGATTTATTCGGCGAGTCGGCGACTTACTTTCCGTGCAATCGTCTGCCGAGTGGCCGGGCAATCACCGTTCGCATCAACCGCAACCGTGCGGAGCGCAACGACCAAGGTGTCATGGTTCCCATGCTGACCTTCACTGTGATCGACAGTAGCACGACCGGCATCAGTCGCAGCGAAGTTTCGATTGGCAGGGACCAGATTCTTTTGAAGATCGAGCCGAACGGAGAGTCGGAGCGGCGCACGGTGGGCGCGATTGTCGAGGAGTCGGGCGGGGAACTGGAATTCATGGTGGGCTAAATGAGTGTTCGAGCTATCCGTCGAGATCGATCAGCAGCAACTATCAGCGGTCAAAGCTGCGCTGGGGCAGATACCCGGCGCGGTGCGTCGCGCGATGGTGGGTGCGCTGAACGACACGGCGAAGACGGTGCGCGCCGGTATTTCCAAGGATGTTCGCAGGCTGGTGAACATCAAGAAAAAGGACATCGACCAGTACCTCAAGATCAAACTGGCGCACCCAGCGTCCGCTCCGTCCGCTCTTGTCACGGTCGAGAAATCGGCGCGTCTGCCTCTCAAGTATTTCGGCGCTCGCCAGAACGCCGCCGGTGTGAAGTACAAGATCAGCAAGGTTGGCAAGTCAAAGAACTTCCTGCCGTCCGGGTTCATGGGACCGAAGCCAGGGGCGATTGCTCGCCGGCTCGGCGGTCATGTCTTCAAGCGAGTCGGCACGAAGCGGCTGCCAATCCGAAAACAGTACGGCCCTTCCGCCTGGGGAGTGGTCGCGAAGAACGGACTCGATGCGCAGGCCGCGAAGGACGGCCAAGCCATTCTTCGCAAAAACATCCAGCGTCGTCTCAACGAGGGCCTGCTCCGTGTAGCAGGTAAGATCCGATGACCGTCGCCACTCGATATCCCGTCGTCGAGAGAATCGCACAGCTTCTCTACGCGCGCCTGGAGTTGCTGCTCTACGGTTCGTTCAACACTCGCGCCTCGGCGATTGTTCGCGCTGCCGAGCACTTCCGCGCCACGAAGCCCGGCGAACTGACCGGCGCTTTTCGATTGCAAGATCGGCTGGTGCTGTTGTCGCACTCTGACGCCGACGTAGGCAATGCGGAGGCGGCATCCCTGGGGATGCTCGAAAACATGCAGCGATTCGAGGCGGCTTGCTTCGTCATGCCGAGCGGCAACGACAAGACGCCTACCGACACGATCGTCAACGTGTTCGCTGCGGACGTGAAGAAAGCCATCACCGCGGCGGAATCGTCCAGTTACGACTGGGCGCAAATGAACGGCCTGGCGATGAACAGCCGGTTACAGCCGGTGGTCAAGTTCGACTCTGCCGACTGGTGGGGCTGCATTGTGCCGCTGGTGGTCGAGTATCGCACCGACGAAACAAACCCCTATCAAGTGAGGTAGGTTCATGCCGCTACTCACCAAGAAAGTTCAGCTCATCGCAAAGGTCGAGGGGACCGTCGGCACGGCCGAAAGCCTCAGTACCGCAGATGGTGAATTCAACGCCTACGATATCGTGATTCAAAAGGCGATCGAAGTTCAGCAGCGCCAGCAGCAAGGCAGTTTCTCGAAGATCCCGAGCGTGCCAGGTGCTCGCGCTGGCCGGGTCACGTTCTCGATGGATGTGATTGGCGGCGCATCTGACCCGCCTTGGGCCGCGACGTTTCTGCCGGCTTGCGGTTGGGTGGGCAGTTCGCACGTTTATACGCCGGTCAGCGCTCCCCCTGGTTCTGGCAACGTCAAGACAGTAACGATTGGCGTCTATCAGAACGGCATGCGTAAGGTGCTGCGCGGTTGCATGGGCTCCTGGTCGCTGACGTGGGTAGCTGGCATGCCCATGCGGATCAACTTCGACTTCATGGGCATCTGGGTTGCGCCGACAGATACCGCGATGCTCTCCGTCAACTATCCGACGACGCTCCCGCTGCGGTTCGCCTCGAGCGCAATCACGCTCAACTCATCTTCGCTCGCGCTCAAGACGCTCACGATCAACTCGGGAAACAACGTCGTGATGCGCGAGGATGCGAACGACTCGAGTGGCTACGCTTCCGCGATTGTGACCGACCGCACCGTGAACGGCAGCTTCGACCCGTACGCGGAACTTGTCGCCACGCGCGACGATTGGGGGCTGTTCCTTGCTGGCACGGAGCATGCCTTAGCGGCGAGCATTGGCTCTGGCGGCGCTGGCGTGGCGATTGCCGCGCCGAAACTCCAGCGAATCAACGTGCAAGACGAGGACGACGACGGCAAGCGCCGCAACACAATCGAGTTCCAGTGCAACGCCTCGGCGGACGCTGGCGACGACGAATTTTCCTTCACGATTTCACAGTAGCAGAACATGAAACGCGCTCTCGAACCTGGGGCAAAAATCAAAATCGCACTGGAAGGCGACCGGCCTTTGACGGTTGTTTTCCATTCGCTCTCGCTGCGTGACTATCTCGCGTTCTGCGAAGAACTAACGAGCGTCGACAACAGCTATTCCGGCATGTGCAAGCACTTCGTTGGCATCGCCAAGAAATACGCGAAGTCGATTCTCGAAGGCGAGACAGAGCACTCAGTCGACGAGATTGATTTGCTGCTTGGTCCTGCTGACGTGCGCGATGTGGTCTTGGAATTCCGCGACGCTCACTTATTGAGCTATGAGGATAAAAAAAAATACGAGTCGCAAGCCTCATCCATTTCGGACAACTCTGTTCAGAGTGCGTAGGGTCTTGCCGGCAAACTGTCAACGACGGAATGCCTGTACTGGTCGAGTGCCCTGGTTGCTCGGAGCGCGGATGCGAGCGATGCAACGGCGTGGGCTCGTTTGAGTTGAACGGCTGTCCGTGTGCCTTTGTGGGAGACGAGATTTGGCAGGCGATTGACCTTGCCGACGACTACGAAAAAGGATTGCCGCCGGTTGCTGGCGGAACCTTGGATCAGTCGCCTTGGATCAATGCACTGAGGCGGCGAGTGGTGAACGAACGCGAGCGCGTGAAGCTGGAGTTAACGCCGCATGGCCGGTGATATCACGATCAAGATTGGCGGCAAGTCGACGACGCAGCCGGCCGTGGATCGATCAATCGGCGACCTCAAGCGCTTGCAGGGCGGAGTAGCCCAAGTCGGCAAAACCTTGGGCGGGCTCAAAGCCGGGCTGGCAGGATTCGCTACGTTGTGGGGACTCCGCCGAATCTCGTCGGGACTTCACAACGTGCTCGGCAATCTTGACGAGATTGGCGACCGACTCGGTGGCACGTTAGGCGCACAAGCGCACCAGGCATCGGACGCATTCGGCGACTTGCGCGACGAGCTCCGTGGCATTACCGATGAGATTGCCGGGCGCATGTCTCCCGCCATGACCGTGTTTGCCCGCGACCTGAAAGAGGCGGTTGCCGGCACTGGTGCGCGTGATGGCTTGGGCGATTGGTTCGAGGAAAAGACGAATCAGGCGTCGGTGCTGATTGAGAAGATGCAGGAGTTGCACCAGCAGAGTGCACTCGCCGGAATCGGCATCAAGGATGCTCTGAAATTCGACCCGATTTTCGGCGCGTTCGAGAGCATCATGGCGCTTGGCGGCAGCGGCAAGACGGGAAGCAGAAAAGTTGAAGCGCTGAAAAGCGAGAACGCCGAAGAGGCGCGCATCAAAGCGAAGAACGATGCGGAGCTCGCCGCGCAGGGTAAGGGGTTCGCCGAGCGCCAAGCGCGTGAAGCGGTAGAGTCCGCAGCGGCGGCGCAGCAGCGCAAAGCCCAAGCCGATTGGGATAAGTTCTCGGCGCCAGCAGTCGGCAAAGCTGCAGCCGGCAAATCGCCGAATTGGGGCGCGCTTGGCGGCCGTGGTATGGATGCGGCGAGGAAGGAATTCGACCGGGCGCAAAAAGACGCGCAGGCCGCAAAGCAAGACGACGCCGATCGACTTCGCGCCATGCTCGCACCGGCACCAGGCCTTGCGCCGCGCGAGGCAAACCGTTTGACGCGCGGGCTGGGCATGAACGTCGACCCTGCGGACCAACTTGTGTATCTCGCCAAAGAGGCGGCCAAGCGTGAGGAGGAAATGGTTAAGGCCGACAAGGCCGCGCAGAAAGCCCTTGAGAAGATCGCGGCTCAGCGTGGGCGGGGGGTCTTCTAATGGCGATTGATGTGCGGTTCGGCAGCAGCGGCAATGCGGACGGCGCAGAGGGCGACCAGAACAACGCCACTCGTGACAACGTGATTCCGTTCACGGCTGTTACCACGGCCGGCGAAACGGCTATGCAGGTACGCGCCGCAGTCGTCGAGGGCTATATCGGCACGCCTCACGCCGAAGACTTGTTTATGCGCGTGCGTTCGTGCCGCGTGAATCAGGTCACGCCGATTTATTTTGAAGGTGAGATTTCCTACGACGCGCTAGGACCGAACCAGAACGACCGACCCGAGAACCAGCACGCGCAAATCAGCAGCGTGATCGAAAAGGTCGACGAGCCGGTGGACGAAGACGCCAACGGCAACCCGCTCCAGAACAAAGCGGGTGAGCCGTTCGACCCGCCATTGACTCGACGATACTCAGATCGCGTTTTCACAATCCGAAAGAACGTCGAAGAATTTAACGCTGAATTCTTCGACCAGTACAACGACGTGGTGAACTCCGACGAATTCCTCGGTTACAAGCCGGGCCAATGCCTGATGGACGGCATCAGCGGAACTTTGGTATGGCAAGACGACTACGAGTATTGGGAAATCGAGGCAGTCGTGAGAGTGCGCCGTCCGCCGGCCGGCAGGCACCCGAAAAAGACTTGGTTCTGGCGCGTCCGCCACGAGGGCTATTACGTGCTCGCACCCGACGCCAACAACGTGCTAAAGGCGGTGCGACGACTGAGTCCACTCGACGGCCAGCCGTGCTCCGTGCCTCTGCCGCTCAAGGATGACGGCACCGCGGAAGATGATCCGACAGTCGGGCACTTTCTCGAATTCAAGCGATACGAAACGATGGATTTTGGAGCGCTGAACCTGATTTAGCGACTGGAGGCAGCATGAATATCATCGACTCAGTGACCAGATTCATCGAGCGAGTCATTTTCGAGGGCAGCGTTACGCTTCCTGCGGACTGTATTGGCGACGACCAGATTGCAGACGGCTCGAATATTGACCCCGCGAAGCTGGCCCAGCGTCCACTATTGCGCATTCCGCAGAACCTCGCCGAGTTCGTGATTCACGACGCACCGCAAACGAGACTTCCAGGTACACAATCCGGCGACGATCTTTGCATCGCAGGCACGTCCTACGGCAACACGTCGATTGAACTGAAGACCGGAAATCAGTCGGCGGACGGCAATGTCACGATGTACGCTCGCAAGAGCATGCAACTTCCGGGCAACTACGAAGCCGGGCAATCCGTCTCTATCGAAATCAAGGCCGGCATGGAAAGCAACGTCGCCGATGTCTATGCGGCCGTGCAAGTCGAGGCCCGACTCAGTGACGGCAACGGAGGCGTAAGCTCGGAATTGACGCTGACGGCTGCGCAGTCGATCAACAATACAACGGCTGCGGTCAAGACGTTCACGATCGACCCAACGAACTTAGTGCCAGGATCGACGCTCGATGTGCGCGTCGGCCTGGTCGTCAACGATGCCGCAACTGCTGGCCCGGTCGTGGGAGCCATCGGAAATATCACACTGCTCTGCGACACTCGGGGGTAGTCCGTGCGGAACATCATCACGGATCGAGACCGCGAGGTTTTCCGGCGTGACCACAAGTTGCTGCACGACCTGAAGGGACGGCGTAACTTCCATCGTCGACGCCAGCCTCTTGACCCGCCAGACGCCGGCATTCCCTTTCGCAACGAGACTAGCGAGACGATTCCGGCCTATGGGCTGATCGTCATAGCCACCAGCTTTGCGCGCGGCTGGTCGATTACTGTTGGCGGCAAGCCTGGACTTTCAACCGAAGTGACCTACGCGGCCAACGGTCCTATGCCGGTGCTTGCGGGCGAATGGGGGCGGTGCTATTGCAGCGGCATTGTGCCGTTGCTCCACGATGGCGCAGCAGCTCTTTCTCGCGGCGACACCCTTGGCGCGAAGCCCGGCCAGTGGTCCGCCGCCAAGGGATACCCGGCAATCGCAACCGTCACTGGTGATGCTGGTGAAAGCCCGTTCGGCGGCGATTTAGTTAAGGTGCAGTGGGGCACCGTGAATCGACTTCTGGTTAAGCTCCGCGCGACGAGCACGAAGAATAGCGCCACTCCGGTAACGTGCGATATTCTTTGGAGCAGCACGCCGGGGAGCGGCGAAACTGCTATCTCCGAAGCTCTGGTTACGATTTCGGCATTCAACAAGTTTGGCAGCCTGCCGGTCAATACGGTCGCATGGGCAGAGTCCAATAACGGCTATTGGTACATCGTTTCTCCAGTGGCCGGAACTGGCGGGCTCATCCGTTTCGAGCTTCGCAGCGCCTTGGCTCCCGGCAGTTCCGCCACCGCAGCCGTGCTCACCTGGGATACCGGATCATCGTCCTATATTCCACTACTCGACGACGAGGAAGACGAGATTCTGATTAACGTCGCGGACTTCACTTCGCCGGGGACGTGGCGCGGGCATGCGCCGGTTGTCGGCGGCCCGAACGGCTGCGAGGGCTGGTGCGTTCCGGTCTCGGATCGCACGTTCACGCCCACCGAATCCGTGCCCGATACGACGTGCTACGAAATTGTTTGGATGGAGATGAAGGCGCGGCACATCCATTTCAAGTTGCATGAAGCGATCGACACTCAGGACGCTAGCGCACTCGCGTACGTGGTGCGATGGGGCGACGGAATCAACCCGACCGACGACGCACTAGAAGATACGATTACGGTATTCAATCAGGTCGACGATTCGCCGTTCATGCCGGACAACTCGTATCGCTATCACTCGCTCACTGGATATGTCGGCGAGGCGGTCTATGACCCGGAGACCGACAAGTATTGGATCACGTCGCTTAAGACGCCAGCGCCGTTTATCTTCGGCCACCTGAATGCGGCTTGTAATCCAGGCGCGTCCGTGATGATGAGCCGTTGGGAGCACGACGACACGGACGGCTCGATTTACGACACGGGCGAGGATATCGAGATTTGGGAGACGAACCTAAACGACGGTGAAACGGCGATTGCCCAATACACTCGCGTTCAAGCGCACCTCAACGAGCGAGGTCGCTACATCATGGGCGTAGTCAACTGCCGGCCCGAGCTGCTTGCGAATCTTCCCGCAGTGCCGGAGTAGCGCAATGGCCCAGCGAAACGGACGATGCCAGACATGTTGCTGCCGGGTGTTCTCGGACGACTACAACCGCGAGAACAGCACGAACGTAGGCGACGACTGGACCGAGACCGACGGCGGCTGGGAGGTCGATGGCAACGCGCTCATCACCGAGGATTCCGACGCGCGGATTGACTGCGACCATGAGCACCCGGACGCGATCCCAGCGCACTATGTCGAGGTCGACGTGTACGGCACGGACGACGACGACGAAGCAAAAGTCTTTGTTGGCGATCACTACGCCAAGATCACCTTCGGCGACCCTAACGGCTGCCTTGGGCTCTACACGACGGCCGGCGATGTGCTACTGACAAAAATGCGCGTCAGTGCGCCGGCTGATATCTTCGCCACGCTCAAAGTATGGTACGGCGACGCGGACGGAGCCGATTGCAACTTTTCCGCGCAGTGGGACGACGGCGAAATTCTTTCCTACACCGTGACTAGAAACGGCAACGGCGTCGGCCTGGGAACCGGCACGATTACGGCTGAGGTGCGATTCGACAACTTCGTGTACGAAAAGCACTGGACCGAAGACCATCCAGACTGCCCGCGTGCGACGGTCGATATGTGCCCGATCCTGCACGACGACTTTACGCGCGCCAATGATACAAACGTCGGCTGCTCCTATACCGAAGTCTCCGGCGACCTGGAGATTGACACGAACGACGCCAAGACTTCGAGCGACAACGCTCAGCTTCTCATCGACACGATTCACCCTGAGATCAAGTCAACCGGCTCGATTCGAGTGGTGTTGTCTGGCGCGACGGATGACGTGTTCAAAATCTACGCCGCCGAAGACTTCTACGCGCAATTGATCCTGGGCACTTCCAAGACGCTCAAGCTATTCGACGGTGGCGGGGAGCTGGCGAGCATTCCGATCACAACCAGCACGACAGCCACGATTACCGTCTGTCTCTCGGATGCCGTGCTGACGGCGAATGTCGGCAGCACGCAGCTTTCGGCATCAGTCACCGCGCCGGCAGGGCCAAAGAAATGGGGCTTCGGCACTGGTTCGATTGCCGGAACGGTTTCATTTCTCACGGTCAGCTATGGCAAGTGGGGCTGCTACGAGTGCTACGACGATTGCTCTACGGAGTGCTGCGAGACTCAGTTTACCGAATACGTCGTCGACTTCGGCGCGGCTGGCTCTCTGACCGACGAAGAGTGCGACGCCTGTGATACGATCGGCGGTGAGTACACCGTGAGGCGCTACGATACTTCCTGCCAGTGGCGGTACATTGGCCCGACGATTTGCCAAGTTGAGGCGACGTGCCTCGATCCGCCGTTTACGCGCAACTTCGACGTGAGAGTCCGCTGGCAGCTTGATATCCTGGTTCCCTGCCAGTGGCGGCTGCGCGGGTTCGTCGAAGTCGACTCTGGCGACGATACGTGCTCGATTCCCACGAATGCCACCGCGACCTATCTCGGCCCGGCTGGGCTCGATGACTGCGAGGAGCTGCCGGTTACTCTGACGCTTCAGGCGGGCTCGACGACAGGTGGTGTTTGCAACGGCGCGTGGCCGGGGACGGTTACGCTTGAGGAGGCCGCGTAGTGGATTGCGCGTATGAAGCGACCGGCGCGAGTGGCGGCAAGGCGCACTATGTTTGCACGGTATGCGGTCACACTCGACGCTCGGCCTATCCGCCGAATCTGCTGCACCACTCTTGCAGCGATGCGCCGACGCAGAGAACCAAAGGGGTTGGCGACTTCCTCAAAGAATCGCTCGAGGGCGCTGGCTTCAAGCAAGGCGGCTGCGGTTGCGCGTCGATGCAAGCGAAAATGAACGCCTGGGGGCCTGCCGGCTGCATCGAGCACATGGCCGAGATTCTTGACCATCTACAGGCCGAGGCGACGAAGCGCAAGCAACCATTTGACCGCGACTTGGTGGAAATCGCCGTGCTGATGGCGATTGGCGGGGCGGAAGAGGCCAGCAGAGCCTCACAGGTCCATTAGGTCAACCGCCACCAGCATCCCCACCGCGGCGGCCGCTGCAAATGTGGCCAGCGTCAACTCAAGCGCTGTCGACCCCATTGCCATGATGACCAACAGCCCGTTGCCGGCCTTGTCGTCTGATTTGTCGAGCACGGCAAAAAGGGTGCTCGTGTTGAGAAACAGAATCAGCCAGACGAGGCAACCCCACAAGAGCATCACAAGACCGGCGAGCCTTAACGCTGTGCGGCTGCGCGGGGCCGGCTGCTGGCGATTCGTCGGTACGCTTGGCGGCCCCTGCCCGGGCTGCCGCTTCGTCACAGTGAACCGCTGTTGACAGTGAGGGCAGATTACGGCCGGAGTGTTGGCAGGGACGATGCAACCGCCGTTGCAATGCGGGCAAGTCGCGTCTGCCATTGGCTTCTCCCTCCCTGTTAGGTGAAAGGATCGAGCCTACCGCTGGGAGAGGGGCGGGTCAAGGAAATTGCCACCCTCCCCGTTAATTCCGCGTTAGCCGGGAAACCGCATAATCCAGCGGAGGCGGAATGTCGATATCGAAAATGGGAAGGTCGGCAATCGCGACCTTTTAGGGGGCGACCCGCCAGCGGTGGCGTCGGGCTACAGGCTGGCGGGTCGCTTTTTCCCTACGTCCAAAGGCTCGGCGGCTCAGTCGGCTCTGCCGCGCAAATCTTATCTACCTTGTAGTGCTGATAGAACATTCTCGGCGACGAGTGCCCAAGGGACTCCGGGCCGGCTCCGGGCCGCTCACGCTCGCAATACGAAGCCGATCCACGGCGAATCCACCGGCTTGTCCCGCCAACACCGGCCAGCGATGCAAGCTGCTTGAACGCGCGGAACCACTGCCGGCGCTTGATGCGAATGCCCCAAATGTGTCTTCTCGCAGGGTCATGAAATGAATCGATCAGTGATAGTGTTTCGCTTGAGAATTTCCTGCGCACGATGCGTCCCGTTTTGTTCTGGACGATGGAAATAAACCCGCCAGGCTGAATAAATGCACGCTCGAACGTGAGGATGTCGCCAAGCCTGAGGGTCGACTCCCACTTTGCCGGCAACAGGGACGACCAGTAGCCGGCCCTGGGGACTGCCGTGCCGCGAAAGTTGCCGGGCAGCGCCTTCGCGGTGGCGATCAGCGCGAGCATGTCTTCGCGCAAGTAGCCGTCAATCACGCGGTCGACTGTACGGATTGGGCGGAGCTTCCGCGGTGGCTGTGAGACTAACGAATCCGCAAAGGCTTCCAGCCAAATCGTCTTGAGCATCCTGCGTCGACCGGCGATGGTTTCCCGAGCAAATCCCTGCTCGATCATCCAAGCCAGATACCGATTCACCGTGTCGTCGGTGAGGTCGGCAAACTGTGCTTCGCGCCCAAGAAACTCGCCGAACTTGTCGACGCAGTTGCGAAGCTGAAAAGCGTAACCCTTTGATACATCTCTGGATAAACAATACGACCCTACGTAAGCGCGCATGGAATCACCTTAGGGAATAGGGGGAAGTGACTAAACACGCTGTCTCAAGTCTTCCCCACGAAATCAGCCTGTGCCGGTCATCCCTGTGAAAACACGCCTCCGCGGTCCTGTACGTTCCCTTACAAGTGGCACCCTTATTCGGTGCCGTTATCTCGACAAGGGAACGCATTATCCGAGCAGTCTAAAAGGTCTTGTAGCTATGCACTTAGGGCGATTAGCTCAGTTGGTTAGAGCGCCAGCTCGACAAGCTGGAAGTCACAGGTTCGAGCCCTGTATCGCCCACTGGAATGCCCTCCCTTCAGAAAGGTAGGTCAGAAAATGGACTTCCCGGTTTACGTGATTCTCGATGGCCGTGGCGTGTCCGAAAACGGCAGTGGCAAACTACTGTTCTCCGGCACTCCAAAATTCCACGTTCTCGACTTCGACGGCCAGCCGTGCCTGCCGTTGTTCGAGTCTCTGTTTGAAGCGGAGGCCGTCGCCAAAGACGGCGGCTTAGTCGGTCGATCTCCTATCACTGCGTTTGATCGGGAGAGGCTGCATGCGGTCTTGGTGGATCTTCGCGCGGCAAATCCCGATCTTGAGCTGGCGAGTTACCGTCGCCGGATTTACCGGATTGAAGATCTTCAGGCGTGGCTGGCTCGATCCAGCGACACGCCGGCAGAAACTTCGCCCACCACGGATCAGTCGAGTCAACCCCGAGAACATTTGAACTGAACTTGGCTTTTCCACTCATTTGATCCTCAGGTGAATTGAGACAACGGGGAAACCGAACCGACTTGGGCGGCAGCGAAAGCTGGCAGGGCAGCGAATTCCCCTGTGTTCAAACGCCCTTGTCGGTTCGGGAATTGTAAATTATTCGCAAATCCGTACAATAGGCGACATGTCTATGGCACTTGTTGATACCGATAAGCTGCTCACGCCGTACGAGGCTGCGCCCATCATGGACATGAGCCCACGGCGTGTGCAGAAACTCTGCTCCGAGGGTCGCCTCGGATTCAAGGTCGGCGCTCGCTACCTAATTACGACCAAGCAAGCGCGGGAATTTAAGGCGAATCCACCAGGGCGACCATCTACGAAATAGCCGAGAATTGCC